TGTATTTTTTCTTCTGGAGAAATCTTATCCATAAAAAATGCCCCCTTTCAGATAAACAGTTTTATTTTTTTAACTGTCTACCTAAAAGGGAGCATACCACTAACCCCTATATTTGTGACTTTAGTCACAGATATAGGGGTTATTCTCTCTGGGGTTCGTCTGTCTGCTTCACCCCGGCAAATTCCTATTTAACTTCTTCTTTATCCATTACGAAGCCGCATTCCTTATCTGCACATACAAGCTTCTTACCCTTTTCCACCATATATCCCCCGCATTGTTTACAGCGAATATTGGAAGGCTTCTGCCAGCTCATAAAATCACATTCCGGATTATCGATGCAGCCGTAGTATTTTCTACCTTTTTTTGTCTTTTTAAGAACAACATCTTTGCCGCACTTTGGACAACTTACACCAATCTTTTCGTAATATGGCTTTGTGTTTCGACAGTCAGGGAAACCTGGACAAGCAAGGAACTTTCCGTGTGGTCCATATTTTACTACCATATTTCGTCCACATTCCTCGCAGACTTCTTCGGAAACCTCGTCTTCAATTTTTACTTCTTCTAATTCCTTTTCTGCCTTTTCAACAGCCTGCATCATATCTGGATAGAAGTTTTCGACAATTGTTTTCCACTTTACTTTTCCCTCTTCCACTCCATCTAAAAGAGATTCCATATTCGCAGTAAAATTCACATCAACAATGGTAGGGAAGCCATCCTCCATCATATCGTTTACAGCCTCTCCTAACTCTGTAATATAAAGATTCTTACTTTCTTTTACAATATATCTTCTTGCTAAAAGAGTAGTAATTGTTGGCGCATAGGTGCTTGGACGACCTATTCCTAATTCTTCTAAGGTTTTTACAAGAGAAGCTTCTGTAAAATGTGCTGGCGGCTGTGTAAAATGCTGCTGAGGATCTAATCCAGATAACGTAATCTCTGTATCCTTCGTAATTTTTTTCATTGCGGCATTCATTGTTGATTTTTCACTATCATAGCTATATACCGTCATAAATCCATCAAACTTGACTTTAGATGCTGCAACATTAAAACGGTAATCTCCAGCTCCAATTTTAACAGATGTTGTCTCATATACTGCTTCTGCCATCCGGCTTGCTAAAAATCTCGTCCAGATCAACTGATACAAACGGAACAAATCTCTTGGAAGCTGTTCTTTAAGCATTGCTGGTGAAAGACTGCTGTCAGTTGGACGGATTGCTTCATGTGCATCCTGAATCTTTCCTGTTTTTGATGACTTTACTGCCGTTTTATCTCCAACAAACTGTTCTCCATACTGCTGTGCGATATACTCTCGGCAACTTGCATCTGCTTCTTCTGAAATACGTGTAGAGTCTGTTCGAAGATAAGTGATAAGACCAACACTTCCCTTTCCTTTTAATGTAACTCCCTCATAAAGTTCCTGTGCAAGACGCATTGTCTTTTGTGTAGACATATTCAGACGCTTCGATGCTTCCTGCTGTAAAGTACTTGTTGTAAATGGCAGTGGCGGCTTCTTTCTTCTCTCTCCATTCTTTACTGACAATACCTCAAATTTCTCTTTTTGTAATTTCTCTACCAGAGCATCTACTTCTTTTTGTGAATGAAGTTCAATCTTACCATTTTTATCTCCAGCAAAATGAGCCTCCAGAGTTTTTTTCGCTCCTGGCACTAAAATGTTTGCAATAAGGCTCCAATATTCCTGTGAAATGTATTCATCAATTTCCTTTTCTCTGTCACAGATGATACGAAGCGCAACAGACTGTACACGGCCTGCTGAAAGCCCTCTTTTAATCTTTGACCAGAGAATCGGACTAATCTTATATCCTACAATTCGATCTAATACCCTTCTCGCCTGCTGTGCATCCACAAGATTCATATCAATATCACGGGAATTTTTAATGGATTTCTTTACGGCATCCTTTGTAATCTCATTAAAGGTAATGCGACTGCACTTCTTGTTCTCAAGTTTTAATGCATAATACAGATGCCATGAAATAGCCTCTCCTTCTCGGTCAGGGTCAGTTGCAAGATATACTTTATCTGCTTTCTTTACTTCTTTACGAAGCTGAGCTAAAATATCTCCCTTTCCTCGAATTGTGATATACTTTGGTTCAAAATCATTCTCAACGTCTATCCCCAGTGTACTTTTTGGCAAATCTCTTACATGGCCGTTTGAGGCAATAACCTTATATGACTTTCCCAGAAATTTCTGAATTGTTTTAGCCTTGGCCGGCGATTCAACAATAACTAAGTTTGCTGACATTCCCCAAAACACTCCTAACTTTTAAATATTATATTGCAATTTATTGTATTTTATCACTATCACATATTTGAAAAAATACCATTAGCAAGATATGCGTTACATTTATGGAATAATTTTTTCAAATACACTCTGCTGAACTGTCTTAATTAACATTTATAATTCGCATAAAGAAAAGATTCTATAAGGAAATTATGTTAAATATCAATAAGACAATACTCGAAATCAAAAACAATAAATGTACTCTTTCATAAAACAATTATACATCATACACTATTTCGTTTTGCCACGCAAGCAGAAAATTTCACACTTTTCTTAAATAGACATTTTGTTCTATCTGATAAATTATGTTTTTTAGTTCAAATTTCATCAGGATATGTTGCAATTCAAAGGCAGAAAAACCGCTATTTTCCAAAAGATTTTCAAAAGTCATGGGATGAATTTCATCTAAGAGCGAATATACTTTTTCTTCTTTTTTATTTTCACAAAAAAATTTTTGTTCTTTGAAAAATTTTTCTCTGTTTACATCCATATTTTTCTTTTTATTTCCTGTTTTCCCCTCTTTTATAATTATATCCATAATGTCTTCTGGAGAACGAACCAGGACAGCTCCCTGACTGATTAAATCATTACATCCTCTGCTCATACAATCCGTAATTCTTCCCGGAAGTGCAAAAATATCTTTTCCTTGTTCCAGTCCTTGATCAGCAGTAATTAATGAACCACTTCTCGCCCCCGCCTCCGTGACAAAAATCCCATCGGAAAGCCCGCTGATAATCCGATTTCTCATAGGAAACAATCCTTTTTGAGGAGAAATACCCATATTGTATTCCGAAAGAACTCCGCCCATCTGATACACCTGTTGATATAAATTAAAATTCTCTACTGGATAAATCGTATCAATCCCGCCTCCAAGAACCCCAAGCGTATATCCATTCGCATCTAACGCTCCCTTATGCCCCGCAGCATCCACTCCGGCCGCCATGCCACTCACAATCTGAATGCCACATTCTGCTAGTCTTTTTGCAAATTCTCTCGCCATTTTTCTTCCATATATAGTTGCCCTTCTCGCACCGACAATTGCAAGAATTGGCTTTGAAAAATTCGGAAGTCTTCCTATATAATATAGCAAATTTGGCGGTTCATATAACTGTGCAAGTCTTTCTGGATATTCCTGTGACTCCCTGTGAAAAAAATAAATTTCTCGTTTTTCTAATTTTCGTATAGAAGCTTCTATTTTTTTCTGATTTTTCGACGCTATAACCTCTTTACATTGCCCAGTCGTAAGAATTCCTTTTATCTCACTTTCCGGAGCATTATATATTGTAGATGGATGTCCAAAGTGTTCTAGAAGTTTTTTCTGTGTCTTTACACCAATTCCTGCAATATTCGTAAACCAATACCAGTAAAAATCATTGTTCGTCATCTCACCTTAACCCTCCCTTCTCCCTTTTGTCTAAAATATAGTGCTTCCTCTACATGACGGCTTTTTATATCGTAACTACCTTCTAAATCTGCGATGGTTCTTGCCACTTTTAAAATCTTAAAATAAGAACGCCCTGTAAGCTGGAAAACAGAAAAAGCTTCTTTCATAAGCTGCTGTCCTTCTTCATCTAGTTTGCAATAGATTTCCACCTCATTCTTATTCATTCTGCCATTAAACAATGTAGTACTTTGTGCAAAACGTTCTTTTTGTATCTCCCATGCTTTGCTTACCCTTTTCCGAATATCCGCAGAACTTTCTTCTTTAGAGTTCGAAGTCAGCGCTTCGTATCCTATCTCCTCACAACGAACAAACAAATCAATTCGGTCAAGAATCGGGCCACTTATTCTATTCTGGTACTTTACAATCTGACGATAGGTACAGCGGCATTTATCCATTGGATAATATCCGCATGGGCAGGAGTTTGTCCATGCTACGATTTTAATATAATTTAATTATTACATATTGACAGGGTTCAAAAAGGGTTCATTTGAACCCTCTTCTATCGACTTGATTATTTTATATAAATGTAAGCGCTTAATTTTCAGAAATGATATTATATCATATAGAAGAAACTCAGATGCACAGGCAAATTATTTACCATATATATTTATTATGGAATAATTTGCCTGTTTTTTATTATGAATGATAGTAAAGCATATTGACTTCGGTTTGGGAAGAATTCGTCCGCCTATTACAGTATCAGCTACAGCTGCCCATCTGGGCGTATATTAACATCTGCTCGTTAAAGGGATATTTATACAGTTTTGCAGCCGTGGTCAGAAATCTGGTCCATTCATTTTCGTTTTTAACAATATCTGCCGCTGTCATTTCTGCCAGTGCAGATATATAATGATATTTTCCTGTCATAGATACTCCTTTCGATTCAATTTCTCCTAATAACAGAAAAGCAACCCAAAGTGGCTGCCTCAGAATATAGACAAAATTCTATAAATACTAAATGCAAGTATATTAGTAAAAATATACTTGCATTTTCTTTTAATGACTATTCCTAAATAAAAAATATATTTACTCCTATATACACACGATTATCCAATCAAATCAATTATCCTACTTAATACTACTTTTGTTTTTTGTTCCAGAATCTCAATTTTATAGTAATTTGTAGAAATTTCTGCTAACAATTTATCTATCTCACTTACATCATTTTGCTTTTTTTCTTTCAGAATTTTATTTATATCTACAGAAAATTTAATACGGGCATACATTTCTTTATCCTTCAAATTGTGCATAGTAATTGCAGATAAAACAAACTCCAAATCATATTTAAACGGAACGTAATACCTTCTCATATTTTGTTGTTTATGATTTTTCTTTGTATCCCTTATATTAGTAATAATCGAATATATAACCGTATCTAATAACACAAATTCTAACAATGCTTCTTTGACAAGAGAAAAAACATAATCTGATTGTGATACATTTACACTATATGTAAAAACACTTGTAAAAAATAGTAGTATATATATAGCATAACGCAACACATTAATACTTATTAATGCTTCGACCGGCTTAAAAATCAGTGCCACAGATTTATTTCCAGTAACTACTTGAATAAATTTTTTAATCATTCTTAACAAAAAAGATAAGATGTATGGTATCGATATTAGAAATGTTATCATTGTCAAAAAAATAGAATACTTCTCTTGTCCTATAAACTCACCATAAGTCAATGCTATCCCCGAAGACGTACAAATCTTTTCAACAAGAAACACAAATAGATATGTTCCATATCCAATTATATTTTTCAACAACATAGATGAAAAAAATACAAAATATAAAAGCGCAATCACTATTGCTATTGTAACAGTGAATAATGGTAATACTACTTGAGATATTAAAATTAACTCAGTAGCAAGAAATATAGCCTGCCCCCATGTCAAAACATCCTCATCATTTTTTCTATTTCGAGCGAAATATATAATAAGCAATACCAATGCTGCAAAAACAATAACACCAGAAATGATATACCACTTACTCATAATCTGTGCTAATTCGTCCAATATTTCTGGATTAGAAATATTTTCACTAAATATTTTTTTTAGTAGCTCTATAAAATCAATATTTATATAAGCTAACACACAAGATAGTATCAAACCAATAGGTGTCGCTAAAGCCAACATGCCGTATTTTATTACGCCACTTTTCCTAAAACTTTCTATCTCTTTTTCATTAAATACAACTAATTTCATAATATTTCCTCCTACAACGTAAGCACTTAATTTTCAGGTATCATAGAAAAATATCCGACTGCCTTCTGGTAGTCGGAATTTTCTTATAATCCCCCAATACTTACTTCTTTAAATTTGCTGCCCGGCGCTTGATTTCTGCTTTTACCTCTTCATTCCATGGTGCAAGCTGTTCGAATTCCTTATCACTCATTCTATCATTCGGACGTTTTTCCAGCAGATAGGTTAGATAGTGATAGACGTTTACTCTATCCGGGCTGTCGCAGAACAGCCAGTTTTTTCGCTTATGTGCTTAAAAACATAAGCGAAATTATGTGTTCTGACAGCATCGAAGGTGGTATGTTTTGCTTTGATGTCTTCCTCTAAACGGAAAAGTTCTATATATAGGATTCCCTGTACGGCTGGCTGGTTGTAATCCAGTTTCTTCCCTTGGGGAACTGCATCGGTTAGATACCTGCGGATATGCGCCCAGCAGGCTGTCCGTTTTATATCTGGAACTTTGTTGTAGCCGCTATAGCCATCACACATGAGATAGCCATGAAATCCATCTAAAAATTCTGCGGCTGTATTCCCACTGCGGGTTTCTGAATATTTATATAGTATGATTGGCGGCCCGTCATCCTCCCCACTCTGGAATAGCCACATATAAGACTTCGTCTGCGCCCGGCGACCTGCCTCATGCAGTACCTGAAGGGGTGTCTCATCTGCCATCACAAAACCCCTTTCTAAAAGTTTCCGATGAAAATATTTATACATTGGATGGAAGAATGCTTCTGAATTCCGGATTACCCAGTTTGCCATTGTTGCCTGGGTGATAGAAGCACCATACTGCTCCCAGTCTTTTTCCTGACGGTAGTATGGCAGGCTGTTACAGAACTTCTGATACATTACCCACGCAACGGGACCCTCAGAAGCCATTCCATACAGCATATGGGCTTTTCCATCTTTTCCTTTTTTGATTGTAGGGAAATCCTTTCTTTTACATTCTGGGCAGCTGTAGCTGATACTGCAATATTCAACCACCTTCAGCTGTGCCGGTATAAATACCAGTTCCCGGCGGACGAATTCTTCCCCGATTGATACCAGACCGGCACCACAGACAGGGCATTTCTTTTCTTCAAGATTAAGATATTCCTTTGTCACAGGGATTCCTTTATAGCGTTCTACATCGGCAGCCCTGGCTTTTCTCCTTTTTGTTTTTTTCAGGAAGGGAAGCTGCCATTTCTTCTGCCTCTGCTGCAGCAGGATACTGTTCTTTTTCTGCCTCATTAAAAAGATTCTGTTCCTTAGGAGGTGCAGGTCTTTTTTCGCTGGATGTACCAAAAAGTTTCTGGCGTAGAAGACGGAGTTCCTCCTTAAGATTATCCCTTTCCTGTGTAAGGGATTTTCCCGTTCATTTGCTGCATCGACAGTTTCCTGAAGGGTCTTTATCAGATTTTTCAATTCAGCGACCATGTCTTTCAATTCACGAAGCTGGATATCTTCGGAACTGTCTGCCACTGTGTTTACCTCCTGTCTTTCATAGATCTATTATAGCAGAAAACAGGAAGTGCTGCTAATAAAAGCAGCTCTTTTTTACATCTGTTTACCGTGTACGGATGGCTTTGGGCTGTTCGATATCAATGCCTGACATCAGGCAGTCGAATTCCCTCCATGTGAGATTGCGTACTTCAGATCTATCCCTCGGCCATCGGTAAGAACCCTTGGCAGTGAGTCTTTTATAGATCATGACAATTCCGTCCGGTTCTTTCAGGATAGCTTTTATCCTGTCACATTTCCGTCCGCAGAACAGATAGAGGGCATTGTCAATCTTCATGGAGAACTGGTCTTGAATAATTGCACACAATCCGTCAATGGATTTGCGCATATCGGTTCTTCCACATACGATATAAATGGCATCAACATTTGAGATATCCACTAACCTAATGACTCCTTGAGGGATTCTATTAAAGTTCGAAGAAGCGCTGGATGAACAGAATTACTCAGATGGATAAGCAGCCCTTTTGTTTTAATCTCAATAGTGTGTGGGGCATCTGTATACACAGGCTCACTCTCCTGACCGTAAAGTGGCTGTGTAGAAATATCCTCTGGCTCTATGGCAATCTGGACAACATCCTGCATAATAAAAAACAGGCAAATTATTCCATAATAAATATATATGGTAAATAATTTGCCTGTGCATCTGAGTTTCTTCTATATAATATAATATCATTTTTATCTTTCGAATTTTATCTTAGTTTATCTTTGTCGTATTTAATATAATTAGAGTCCAGTATCGATTTCAAGACCATTTTTTAGAAAAAATCGCACGTCTTGTTTGGTATATACTACGATTTCATATACAAGGCCACTCCAAAGGAATTCGTCAAACTCTGAAATCGTTTCATTTTGTTTCTTAAAGGTGCTGATAAAATTATCAAATAATTTACCTTGAAGATCTTTTTCTTTTATTTGCTTTGAGAGTCTATCTATCTCTGACGCAATGGTATCATATTTTCTTTTTAATCTGAAATATTCTTTATTATATTCATCTTGATTTAATGATACTTTACTATTTTGAATTACTATATTATTTATTTGTTCTACAACAGTATTAATTTCTGCAGTTTTATCTTTTAATTCCATAGTAAGACTATTCATATCACAAATAGTTTTTTTCATCTCTTCTGTATTTTTTATTATTTCTTCCTTTTCAGAAATTAATTGATTGACAACTTGAACGAAGAGCTGTTTGATTTCATACTCTGAAAGATTAGGAGTTTTACATCTATTTTTATATTTTTTGTTACATTGATAGATAGTTTTTTTATATTTGGTATTTGAATTCCATACTTTAGAACCATACCACCCCCCACAATTTCCGCATTTTAATATAGATGAAAAAATACTTATTCCACTATATTTTTTTATCTTTTTTCTCCTGTAAAGTTCTAATTGTACTTGGTCAAACTGTTCTGCGGTAATAATCCCTTCATGATGGTCTTCTATGTAATATTGGGGGATTTCTCCATTGTTACGAACACTCTTATGTGAGAGAAAGTCTTTGATATATGTTTTTTGAAATAAAAGATCTCCTTTATATTTCTCATTTTTTAAAATTTTAAGGACTGAACTATTAGCCCATTTTTCTTTTCCTCCAGGAGTTTTTATTCCCATCTCGGTTAGGTCTTTTGCTATTCTATAAGCAGAAAATCCTTCAAGAAATTTTTCATAAATATATCTCACTGTTGCTGCCTGTTCTTCATTGATAACAAATTCTCCATTAGGTCCTCTATCATAACCTAAAAAGGTATTAAAAGACAATGAACCTTTTCCATTAGCAAAAGCTCTTCTTTTCCCCCATTTAACATTTTCTGAGATAGATCGGGATTCTTCTTGAGCTAGAGAACTCATAATGGTAATAAGCAATTCTCCTTTTGAATCAAATGTCCAAATATTCTCTTTCTCGAAATAAATTTCAATACCGTTTTCTTTTAATTCTCGGACTGTTGTGAGTGAATCAACGGTATTTCTAGCAAACCTGCTAACTGATTTAGTTATAATTAAATCTATTTTTCCTGCGAGAGCATCAGCAATCATTTGTTTAAAGCCATTTCGTTTTTTGGTTGTTGTGGCGGTTATACCTTCGTCAGTATATATACCAGCAAATTCCCATTCCGGATTTTTTTTAATATACGCAGTATAGTAATCAACTTGAGCAGCATAACTCGTTGCCTGCTCTTCAATATCTTTGGAAACTCTGGCGTATCCTGCAACTTTTCTTTTTTGTGGATTTTTAAGAGAAACAGAGTCATACAAATTTAATGTAGCAGGAATTGTAGTTACTCTTTTTCCCATGTAATCACCTTTCCTTCTTTAAAATAGAAATCTATCCTATCATTATAAATGATAGCCTTTTCTATATTCTGAGCAAATAATCCTTCACATTGTGGTTCATTGAAAAGAGATTGTGTGGCTTTTCTTATAACGTCATCAAATTCTCTTTGCCCAGGACATTTTCTGCAGCACCATATTTTATATCTCTTTTTTTGCCCATTAATACTTAATGTTCTGGAATCAGCTTCAAGCATTTTACAACAATTTCCGCAAAATAATCTACAAGAAAATCCACTATATCCTTTCGTATAAGTTCTTAAAATCTGTTTCTTTTTTCCATCTTTTAGATTGAACACAATATATGCATTATCAATTGTAATAAGTTTGACTTCTCTTCTTACTAAATCTTCTTTAAATTCATTGACAGCTAATGCTTTTGTTGCTGCCGCTTCTAGTTCTATTTCATAAATATCTCGAAAATCACATGCAGCCATACCTTTCCGATCCTTAGCATTACAAACCCATTTTTTGCCGTATCTTGTCGTTCGTCTACATACAGAACATCCACAATTTCCACATTTGACAATACCTGAAAATGCAGTCAATCTAGGATTTTTGTTTGGCATTGCTTCCGCTCTCTCTTTTTTAATCTGTAATGCTTTTTGGAAATCTTCTTTAGAGATTAAAGGTTCGAACATGTTTTCTACAGCATACATTGGCAACTCACCTTTATTTTCTTTCCGAACATGATTTTGTGTAAAAAACCATTTCTGCAACAATAATGTTCCCGTATAAGAAATATTTGAAACAATATACCTAATAGTAGAATCATCCATTGGTATTCCTGTTTGTCCCTTAATTCCCCTTTTTTTTAGGGCCTTTGCTATACTATAAGCAGGCTCCCCGTCAAGATATCTTTTGTATATTTCTTTTACAATTGCTCCTTGTTCGGGGACGATGCTGTAACTGTTTCCATTCCATTTATAACCATATGGAGCTTTATATCCATTTGGTTTTCCTACTTTGAAGCCTTTACGAATTCCCCATTTTATATTTTCAGATGTGTTTTCACTTTCTGCTTGGGCATAAGCGGCCAAAAACGTGAGAAGTAATTCTCCCTCCTGTGATATAGAGTGAATATTTTCTTTTTCAAAATAAACGTCTACTCCTATATTTTTTAAATGCCTTATAGTGTTCAAAGTGTCTACAGTATCTCGGGCAAAACGGCTAACCGATTTCGTAAGTATAAGGTCAATTTTCCCGTTATTGCAGTCATCTATTAAACGATTGAATTCTTTACGTTTTTTTATGGATCTGCCGGTAATCCCTTTATCGGCATAAACTCCTACATATTTCCAATTTGGATTCTTTTGAATTAATGCACTATAATAATTAACCTGTGCTGAAAAAGAATACTGTGTCATTTCTGTTAGAGCAGATACTCGTGCATATGCAGCTACTTTTTTCTTTTCTATTTGCTTGGGGATCATCGCTTCTATCTTATGTATTTTTGACATAAACTTCCTCCTTCTTTTTACAATAAAAGTCATTAAACTTTTCTATTTATCTGTTTATTTTATCTTATCATTTCCATACTAATATAGCAAACATATATTCCAAATATACGTTTGCTATTTATATATAGTATGTCAGAAATTTGCTTCTATTAGAAATTTGGACGAGTTTTATATTTTCTGTCGAAGAGAAATGTTTATTAATAGAGGAGATGATATTTTATACTTATTTTGAAATAATTCCCCAATTTGTTTAAATTCTTCAGTTGTGATAATTTTTTGTTTTAATAGTTGATATGCAACAATCATCGTTCCATAATATTTTTTTTCATTTTCACATGATTTGTTTTTTATTTTCATCACCCCCAAATCTTTCGCGAATATAGCAATTGTGCGAACAATATTTCCTTTCTTTGTTCCCATAAGAGATAAATTCCTTTTTGCAATGTCTGCATATTAAATGATAGTATGCTTTACGCCTTACTTTATCTGGATGTTCATTCCACCATTTATTTCTACATATATCTGAGCAAAATTTTTTTGGTTTTCTTCCTAATTGCTGCTGGATATCTGTTCCACAATACAAACACTGATGAAAGGGTTCATTAATAGAAGCTGGTGCTTTTGCAATACCCCCAAGTCCATGTCTCTTACAATATGTCTTAACGGTATTTTCATTTATTTCTAGCTTTTGGGCTATCTTTTTATAACTATATCCAGCATTTCTAAGGTCACGAATTTGTTGACGTTGAATATCATTCATTAAAATTTAGGTGAAAAATATCCTGAATTTTTAATCCAAAGAAAAATTCACCACCGTCTTTAAACGGTCCTCCTTTTTGTAATGTAATTCTATTGTTATTATTTAGATACCGCTTTTTTATTTAACATAAGAACCTTATATCTTCCGCCTTTATGTTCTAACACTTTGTATGTTACTCCCTTTTCTGTCCATGTATAATCGGTCAAGTTTACTTCCTGACCAAACGGAGCATAAGATTTTTCATTAAGATGATTGAGCATCCGTTCAAAATCAACTAATGTTAACCTGTTGTTACAAGAACGACCCTCATGATTTGTTCCATAAATAGATTTATATTCGGGGCAAGAATAAAACAAAGAATGCGGTCCTTCTTTTAATTGCATTTTATGACTGAAATCTTCTCCATGATTACCACAAAGTAAAGTTACAGTGTTCCAACTATCTGTTTTTATCATTATTTTCACATCCTTTCATTAATAGTATGATAGAATGTAAAAAGACCCATTGAATTTTCTTCAATAGGTCTTCATTATAATTAATGTATTGTAGGTGTATTATTTTTTGGGTGCGGCCAATTTATAGAAAAGAATATTTTTTTCTTTTTTATAAACATAAATGTTAGTCGCTTTTTTTAGACGTATTGCCTCCTGTAAGGCGTTAGTTATATATTGCGGATAAAAATAGATAAGATATTCCTTATTGTTAATCAAACAATTAGACAGGAAATAATCTTCGTATCCCTGCAGTTCTCCAATGATAGCAACAACCTCATACAATTGAGGTCTTTTATTGGATTGTGTAGCAGAGTTTGTTGATACTGGAGCATTAGAAGATTTTGAAAAATTTTCTTCTGGTTGTTCTGAGCTAACTAGCCCTGGACTTTCTGGTATATACTCCTCTGGCGGAACAGTATTATATGTATTTCCTCTTCGTTTTTGCATTTCGTCCAGTATTTTCTCTCCTCTTGGAACAATATCCTGAGCAATAATATGACGGTATTCCTCCATATAAGTATATGCCTTATCAATAAAATCTAAGAAATCGATATCATTTATTCGCATATATCCTCTTACTCTGCATTGATAAGAGTTTGGTTCTATTTCTACTGAACTGCGTCCACCATTTTTCGGTCTGGACACTCCATTTTCTATTTGGATTGCCCATGGAGAGCGCATTGGTTTTCCAGTTTTTTCATCTACCGAAGTTCTACTGATAAAAATCTTTTTTGTTTTTGCCTTTCCTTTATCTGGACCATCCTTTATAATAGCCTCTGGCATGGTATAATTTTTAATAATATTATAAGGCATGGGCATATCAAACATTTTCGCTCTTGCATAAAGATATTTAATATCTTTAATATCCAGATTAAACTGGACGTGTTTTGCGTTATCCCCTTTTCCATTTGAGAAATCATTCAAGTCCAACTTAAACTTTCCATCAATAATTGTCATAAAATCTTCTCCTGATTCTATGCTGACAGGACGGAGATTTGCATAGATAGCTAAAGTTCGATTCTGTGTCTTGATTACAGCCACTTGTCTAGTTACTTCTTTAAAATTTTTTGCATTCATCGTATCGTTCTCCTTGATAATTTTTAATCCCGAATATCCTTTTGAATGTTATAAAGTCAGAAGGGATTCCAGTGATTCTATAAATGGAGTTTTTTCTTTTTTAATAGAAAGATAATCAAATATCTCAATTTGTATTTTCTTCCTATTATTAAAATAATTAAAAGACAGGGTTCCAATTATATCAATTTGCTTCGGGACTTCATTGTTGATAAAACGTTCAGCCATATCAAATCCAATAGCATCCATGTTATTGCCGTATAGCTTGATGTGCTCTGCATTCTGTCCGATTCTCTGAAAAAAATGACCATTTCGCGGAGAAAGATAAAAATCATGTATCAAGAATACTGGATTAGGGTTACCTTCTCCATACGGAGCAAATTTTTGAAGTTCATCCATGTAATAAGGGATTTCTGATGCAGATATCTCCAAATCATATTTCAAACATCTACGCTCAGATAAAACAATATCTGAAAGTTGAAGGTTAACCTGCTGAGAAAATTGAGATAACTTTGTCTTATCAATAGATAGTCCGGCGGCTCCTGCGTGACCCCCATAGCCGCTTAATAAGTCTTTGTTCTTATCTAACAAATTCTTTAAATGAATATTCCTTGCACTGCGCCCAGACCCTTTGTATAACCCAATTTTTTTAGGATATATAGGATCTGTAAAAACAAAAGCGGGAACATTATATTTTTCAGTTAATTTTCCTGCTAATATCCCAATAATCCCTTCATTGAAAGAACTGTCATATAGGACGATACATCGTTCATTGGCTAATACATCATCTGGATAGTTTTCTTGAATCTTATTCATAGATTCTTTTACAATATTCTGTCTTTTTTTATTAAGTTCAATCAACTCTAACGCAGCTGTATATGCTTTTTGATCATTCTCTAATATTGGATTATCAGGTTCCTTCATTTTCAATAAATTAAACACCTTCTCTGCTCCATTGTCTTCTAATCGTCCAGCAGCATTAAGGACTGGTCCGATTTTGAACCCGATATCATCTTCTTGGATATATTCGATACGTAGAAGATTAAGTAATACATTCATTCCGTAGGGAACTTTTCGCTGGTTTAATAGTTTTAAACCTCTTTTTACAATGTTTCGATTATCTCCATATAACGGCATTACATCAGTGATTGTTGCGATAGCTGTGAGAGCTAAGAGTTGTTCAAGTAGTTTTTTATTTTTAGGAATAAGCGTCTTTGCGAAGCGATATGCAATTGCTGCACCGCAATATCCTGCAAATTCAGAACCTCCTATTGCATTTGGATCAACAATGATATCTGCACTTGGAAGGCTTGTATCGGAACATAAATGATGATCTGTGACAATCACTGGAATTCCTTTTCTCTTTGCTTGTGCTATTTGTTCCAAAGCAGCGATGCCATTATCAACGGTGATTATAAAATATCCACAGGGAATTTCATCTATAATTCTTGAGCTGAGTCCATATCCTTCAGAAAATCTCTTAGGAAAACGAACTATAAGTTTATTCGTAAGTCCTGCTTGCTTGATATATTCTTTTAATCCTTCATAAAGATTAATGGCAGCAAGAATGCCATCAACATCATAATCTGCAATGATTGCAACATGAAGCCCTTTTTTTAGAAATGTTTGGGTCAAGATAACAGCATCTCTTAGATTTTTTATATGTGGATCTTTCGGGGGATTTAAAAATTCTTCTGATAACATTCCGGTATGATATTGAACAACATCTGTTATACTTTTAAAATCTTTATTTTTCTCCCACATTTTTTTATTCCTCCTTACATTTATTGTTATGAATTCGTACAATACAAAAATTATCCTCCTTTCATCTATTGCACTTCATTTTTGAGAGTAATATTAAGACTTATGCTAAAACAATCTCCCATAATCTTGTTCTCCTTTTTTATTTTTTTATCGAAACATGATGATATAATGTTATCCTCCTTTCGTCATCAAAAATTGTTTCAATAGTATTGTGATAGATTGTGAATAGGAATAAAAAATCCCGGGAATATAATCCCGGGAATATAATCATCACATTTTTTTATAAATCATTTGAATAGCGTTCCGTCCTCTAAGAATTCCCACTCATTTATCTTACAAACATTTTCCATTGATTCATCATCAATAGAATAAAAGAATTGATAGCCAGCAGCTTCAAGTTCTGCACAAAATTTGGTAAATAGATCAATAATATATTGCTGAAATCTCTTCATCAATTTTTTGTTTAGATTTTTAAATGGTGGAGTAATTTCTGTCAAAATATACTCCCATTCTTCTGCAAGGTCAATCCTATCAACCATACAATAAGCATAACGGTAATTTTGAGGTAAAGTAATTTCCCAGCCACACTCTTTTGCATAGCAACAAAGAGTCCTTTTCTCTTTCTCTGTAAAACTATCTTCTGGCTTAAAAGAAGTTAATGGGGTAATGGATAAATTATATAGTACATCTTTTAAATTTAATGTACCATAAACATTAAGACCATCCCCTTGACAGTACGACAGGGAATACTGTACTTTTAAATCGCTTTTAGGAAAGCGATGAGATAAGTCTTCTTTGCATATATCTGAAAATTCTTCATTTTGATAGAAATTATCCAAATACCATCTTTTCACCTTAGCTTTTGCTTCTTCTGATAATTCAGAAAATTCATATATTTTATATGTAACATTTACTGATCTCATATGTTTTCTCCTTTTGTTTTTATCAATAGAATATTTTCGTATATTTTTCAATCAGTTTATCCTGTTTTCTCTTACATCGCTATATTGTTGTAATGACTTAATTTTTCTATTAAAGTTTTGACAGTCATGATATTTTCTCCTTTTTTAATGTTCTATGATGACTATATAGCAAATCGTACAATACCATTTCCTTCTGGCAACTTCATAAATTCTCCGGTACCGCCATGATATAATTTTCTGGCTTCAGTACGGGAATACCCACAGATATCACACCAGTCTGAACAAAAGTCTTCCCAGTCTGAATACCAAGCGCAAATTTCTGCTTTGATATGGTATCTGGCTGCGTGAGCTTCTATTTTTTGTTTAATCGTATCTGTTAATTTGATATATTGGCGTAAATATTCTTCACTTTTTTTATCCATAAGGTAACTCCTCTTCTTTATAAAATTCCAAAGTCTTCGTAAGAATTGATTCGTTCCAATTCAGCATCTAACTCGGAAACATGGATATCTCCTGTATCATCCACTGCTTTTCCATTTCTAAATGTAGAAATTGTTACCAAGTTATATGCTTTTGTTTTCTGGTCAAAATCTTCATAAATAAAATCCTTTCGTTTGCCATAGGCGGAAACCCACTACCTTTAGGTGGTGGGAGGAGCCTTGTTAACTGTTACCCAATATGCTACAATAGCCGTA